GCTCTTTATCCGCCCGCTCCATCTGCCCCTTCACACCGATGGCGGTGTTGACGAAGCCCTGGATGCTGGTGTCGTCGAGCGGATAGGTGGCGATGGTCGCGTCGTCGTAGCCCAGGCGCTTCAGCATGGGGGCCTGCTGCACCAAGGCGGCGCGGCGGGCGGCGGGCGGCATGTTCAGCAACGGCGCCAGGATCGCGGCGGTTTCGGAATGCACGCGCTGGGCATACTCCTCCACGCCCTTGACCGCCTCCATCAGCTTCGGGTGATTGGCCGCCATGGCGTAGGCGGCGTTGAAGTCGTTCTTGTGGATCGCTTCGCTCACCTGAGCGGCGACCTGCGCCTCCTGCGCCTGCGCGGCCTCCTGCTGGGCCTGCTGGTGCAGTTCGGTGACGTCGGCCGCCTCCTTCATCGCGCCGGCCTTGATGAGGGTCGAGCGCGTGGTCTGGTAGCTCTGCGGGTTCGACGGGTCGTAGGACGCGAGCGCGCTTTCGATATTGCGCTTCTTGGCGTCCTGACGGCCCGTTTGATAGGCCCCGAGGACGTTCTGAAACTGAGGCCCCTGCCCCACCAGGCTGAAGTCGAGTTCGGGCATGGTCTAGCCTCGCGGGTACATGGCGGAGGTCACAGGGGCGGTGTAGCCGCCGACATCGCCCCAACCGGGCAGCGCCGCCGTGGTAGGAGCGTTGGAGTTCGCCGGGGCCCTGTTGCCGTAGTAGTAGGCCAGGGCGTTCGTGCCGTTGGAGATCAGGTTGTTGACCTGCCCCGCGCCGGCCATCGCCGCGTTGCCCTGGGTCGCCGCGTTGCTGGTCAGGATGTTGCTGGTGTTGTTGGCGTAGTTCGCCCCGGCCGCCTGGTTCTGCGCGTTGGCGTTCTGACCATAGCCGGCCAACGCCAGGATGTTGTTCGTCTGGGTGTCGTAGCGATTGGCGTCATAGGCGCGATCCGACGTGAACGCCTGGTCCTGATAGGCGCGGTCGGTGTTGAAGTTGTTCTGACCCAGATTGGTCAGGTACTGCTGCTGGTTGTTCGCGAGGTTCGCGCCGAACTGGCTGTTCGACTGGTTGAACACGTTGCGGTTTTGGTTGTCGGCCGCAGCCGCGTTATAGCCGAACTGCGCGTTTTGCGACGTCAGCGCGTTGTCGCTGGTCCGTTGGCCGGCCGCGAGGTTGGCCCCGAACTGCGCGCTCGATTGGTTCAGCGCGTTGTCGCTCGTGCGCTGGTTGGCGGCGAGATTGGACCCGAATTGGGCGTTCGACTGGTTTAGCGCGTTGGTCGTCTGCCACTGCGAATTATTGAGGTTCGCCCCGAATTGCGCGTTCGATTGCCCATAGTTGCCCGCGTACTGATAGAGCGCGTTGGCCGAGTTGCGATCCGCCTCGTAGTTGGCGTTCGTCGTCGAGCGATCGGTGTTGAACTGGCTCGTGGTCTGGTTTTTCCAGTTGTTGTAGTCGGCCAGCGACAGGTTGATGGCGTTCTTCTGGAGCGCCTTCAGCTCCGCGCCGGACTGCAACCCTCCTTTCGCCCCGAGGCTGGCGTCGGTGTTCCGGTTGGCCTGGTCGATCTGGTACTGGAGGTCGGGCGAGGCCTGATAGGCGCCCAGCGACACGTCGAGGTTTCCGGCGTCCGGCCGCGCGAGGTCGGGCGCAGCCCCAAGCGCCGGTGCAGTGTAACCGGGAGCCTGCGACACCGCCGGCGCATTGTAGCCGACCTGCGCGCCAAGGGTCGGCGCGGTGTAGCCGACCTGAGGCGCTAGGCCGGGGGCCTGATAGCCCGCCGTGGGCGTGTATTCGGGCGTCGCGTAGGGGGTTGGGGCCGGAAGGTCCGGCCGCGCCGCCGTAGTGGGCCGCTCGGGCGTTTGAAGGGGCTGCGCGTTCGGGTTCGCGGTCTGGAACTGCGAGATGTCGCGGCGCGAGCCGTCCTGCTGATAGTGGTACTGGCCGAACTTCGCCATGTCGCCGCCGAACTGCGCGGCGTCGGGCGTGCCCTGGATGGCGTTCCAGTTGGCCAGGGCGTCGGGGTTCGACTGGACGTATTTCGCCCAATCCGTCGTCTGGGTGGCCGGCGTCAGGCCAAGCCGCTGCTGCGCGGCGTCGACGGCGTTGACACCGGCCTGATGGAACGGCGCGTTGTCGGCGCGGGTCTGGTCGTACTGCTGCTGTTGGAGCTGCGCGGCCTGGTTCGCGGCGCCCTGCGCGGCCTTCGCCGCCTTGCTGGTGGCGTTGGACGAGATCAGCGCGCCGCCAAGACCGGCGACGCTCGCGATTGTCGCGGCTCCGCCGGCCGTGCCTGCGAACCCAGCAATTGCCGCACCGATAGCAGCTATGGGCATTGGGTCACCTCATGCGCCGGCGGGCGGGGGATTGCTCCCAGGCCTCACGGGTCAATATCCAGGTCTTCATCGCCGGCAGGTCGCCGGCCGGGGTGAACGGCCCAATGGCCTTCCAGCCGTGGGTTCGAGGCGGGGCGGATCGCCACCAGCCCTCGACTTCGTGCGTCACCAGCAATTGCAGCCCGCGGGCCGTCATGGCGTCCATGGCGGCCTTCAGGCCGCCCGCCACCTCCCTGCCCCAACCTTCCGGCCGGTACAGGGTGTGGAGTTCGAAGGTCCGCCCCAGGCCGTCCATCTGGACAAACAGGAAGCCGCCATTGGCCGTGGCGAGCGGGACGATGTCCGGCCGGGCGATCAGCGGGACGATAGCGTCCGGCGTCACGTGCGTGTGCGGCGCGACGGCCGGGTGCGATGCGACAGCCAGCCAGAAGGCCGGGTCGCGGTTTTCGGAGATCACGCGGCTACTTCGCCGCGTACCAGCGCACCGACCACGTGCCGGAGGTGATCGCAGCGCCGGCCGCGTCGAACAGCTTCACGACGAGGTTGGTGGCGTCGACGCTGTCGATGTTGACCACGGCGAACGACGATCCGACCGTCTGGGCCGAGTAGCGGGTGGGCGTTACCCCGAGGGTGTGCGGGATGGTCAGCAGGCCCGCGCCGGACGGTGTGCCGGAGAAGGTGGCGGATGACGTGGTTTCGAGAACCGACAGCCGCGCCGCGTAGTCGTTCGCCGCGGTCATCAGGTCGTTGAGGAAACGCTGGAAGCGATCGGTGACCTTGGGCGACAGCCGCACCTTGCCGTCAGGACCGGTCTGCGCCTGGATGGCGTCTTCCTTGATCCCCCACGGCGAGAGCATCAGACGCTCTCGTTCATGCGGACCTGCCGCACTGTGAAGCGCTCGGGCGGCGACAGGCGGAACTTATACAGCCGGCCCGGCCGCTCGATCATGCCCAGGCCGTCCCAGGCCACGTTCGTCGCGTATTCGCCCTCACGCCCCAACGGCTGCGGGTCGAGATCGCGCCACAGCTTGCCGCGCGTGTCCGAAACCGCGCATTCGATCAGCGGAAAGTCGTCGGGCTCGAGCGCGTCGCCGATGCCGACCGAGCAGTCGAGCACGAGGGTGTCGTTGCGTTGCGGCGTGCCGGGGTTCGGCATGTAGGCGCTGAACTCGCAGACGACGGGCTGGCCGTTGTCCTTGGCGATCTTCGGATCCACGATCCACAGGTTGCCGTCGATATTCGACCCCACCAGGATGCGGTCGAGATAGTCGCGGGTCGACCACGTGAACTCCAGCCGGTCGGAGCCGAACGAGGTGAACTCCGACCATTTGCCGGTCGTCAGGTCGTAGACCAGGGTGCGGTAGATCGAGATGTTGATGTGCACGAGGGTATGACCCTCGATGGTCGCCGACCACATGGTGATCGTGTCGTTCAGATGCTCCGCCATCGCCTGCTCGATGGCCGGGTCGCTGATGCGGACGGGCGCGCCGGAGGTGCGGTAGACCACATGGTCGCGGCCCACGAACACCAGGCAGTCCGGCGTTTTGCAGACTGCGTAAGCGCCCGCGCAGCCCATCGAGAAGGCGCGGCCGGGGATTTTGAGGAACGGAATATCCGGGTCGCCGGTCGGCGCGTAGACCTCGACCGAGTTGACGCCGGCCAGCCACAGTTCGTCGCCGATGGTCTCCTGGGCGACCAGATAGTCGGGCTCGCTCTCGGCGCTGAAGAAGTCCAGCGGGTCGAAGGTCGGGACCAGGGCGGCGGAGAAATAGATGCGCTGCGAATTGGTGTGCAGCAGCAGGAAGAAGCCCGCGAGGTACTTGATCGACACCGCGCCGGAGGGCGCCGGAAGCGTCACGCTGCTGAGTGGGCCGCCGACCGGGTATTTGTAGAGCACGCCGCCGCCGGTCAGCAGCATGAAGTTGCCGGCCGCCACCATGAACGACGGGTCGAACCCGGCGATGGTGCCCAGCGGCAGGCCGCCGCTACCGCCAATGAGCTGGTAGAGCGTGCTGCCCGACACCACGTAGATGTTGAGGATCGAGAACACGCCGCCGGGCGACAGGATGCCCCGCACGGGGCCGGTGGCGAGGTGGAAATAGAGCGACGTGCCGTATCGCGAGATCAGCGACACGCCGTCCTCCAGATTGGCGGGGTCGGGCTCGTAGAACATGTTGCGCAGGATCAGCGATGGGCTGTCGGTGCGCGTGTAGGTCCCCTGGCCGAGCGGAACGACGGTCAACGCGCGCCCCAGGGCTTCATGAACACCGACGCCGGGCGGTCGAAATCGAGCATCTTGGCGTAGAGCTGCTGCGCGCGGGCGGTCACGCGCTGCGCGACGGTCGGCAACAGCGCGTCAATGCCGTAGATGGCGATCAGCCGTTCGGCGAGGTTGAAATAGACGGTTTCCAGCCACTCTTGCGGCAAGTCCACCTCGTCGTTGAGGTCGTTGGTGTCGTCGATCACGCGCGCGGCGGTATAGCGGATGGTGGTGGCGACGGACGGCACGGGCCAGACCGTCATGTTGATGGCCGTGCGCTGCTTATCGAGCACGAAGATGGTCGGCAGACCGGACGCGATCTTGTTGGGCAGGGTCACGTAATCGCCCCATTCCCATCGGCCCAGCGTGCGTTCGAAGGTGGCGCTTTCCACGTAGCGCGCTTCCATCACGTCCAGCACGCGCGGATCGAGGGCGACAGTGGAGACGCCGACGCTGAACGCCGCGGTGTCCTGTATCTGGCGCCACAGGTTGCAGCCCTCGGCCTGCCACGTCTTCAGCATGCCGTTGAGCAGCGGAATGGCGACGTTCGCGTCGTCCGCCGTGGGCTCCTGCCCCTTGCCGCGCACGCCCAGCAGGCGCAGCGACACGGTCAGGATATCGCGCACGGTGAGCGTGCCGTTGATCGTGCCTGACGTGGCCATCAAAGGTCCTCGGGGCGAACGGGTGTGGTGACGAAGACGTCAGGTTGACGCGGGCGGCTGTCGGGAATGGCCGTGCCTTCCGGCCAGACGACAGGCGGCGTCATTTCGACCGGCCTGGGGTCGAGGCACGGTTCGCAGACCATCAGGTTCGACCATTCCTTGCGGATATTGGCCTTGCGGACCTTCTGGTCGCAGCGGTCGCAGATGTACCAGTTCTGACCGGGGATATAGGTCATGGCGGGTCGACGGTGGCGCGCCGGGACGAACCCGACGCGCCGTTGCCGTCTTAGGCGCCCGGCGAGCCGTAGAGGGACCGGAAGTCCCCCCAACCGGCGCTGAAGCGCATGGTCGACTTGGCCTTGGCGTTCTCGGTGTCGAAATCGTTGTCCTTTTCGAGGGACGTTTCGCGACGCCAGAACGACAGCAGGCCGTCTTCCACGTTGGTCTGGATGAACCACGCATCCAGGTCGGTCAGGTAGCGGTTCACGATGTAGCCGCCCGGAAGCAGCCCCTTCGCCTTGATGGCGTTGATATCGTTGTTCGCCGTGCCGACGCGCTGGTTGGTCTTCAGGATCCGCTCGGCGTTGAACATGTCATCCGTCGACACGATGAGCTTTTCGCCCATGATCGGGATGTTCAGGTTCCGCGCGTTGCGGGCCTGCGCCATCTGCTTCAGCATCGACTCCAGCGCGGTCTCGCTGAGGTCGGCGTCCACGGTCAGGCGGTTCGACTGCGAACCGCTGAGGGTCGAGTGGGTCAGCGACACCAGGGAAGCACCGTCGCCGCCCAGGTAGGAGCCGCTGAAGGCCCGGTTGAGCACGTTGGCGTGCACGATCTCGGCCGTGGTGCGCATCGAGAAGGCCAGGGCGCCGGCGCGAGCGTTGGAGACCTCGGAGTAGAGGTCGTCTTCCTGCTCTTCGCGGGTGACGATGTAGCCCGAACCCCAGACCACGTGCGTGAAGGTGGACTTGGTCCCCTCCAGATCGCTGTCATAGGTGATCGCCGCGCCTTCCGGCTTCTGCGCGGCCAGGCCGAAGCCAGTCGTCTCGATGACGCGTTCCTGGAACTTGTCCGAGGAACGCTTGTCGAAGATCTGCGACCATTCCGGCGTGATCGAGCCGTACTTCTTGCCGTACCAGGCCTTGACCCCAGGCCAGAGAGCGTCGGGGTGATTGGAACGAGTGATAACGGGCATTGTCTACAATCCCCCCTAGTAGCCCACACCGTCTGGGAGACCCAGTTCGGTATGGAGGTTGATGCGGACCAGAGCCTTGCAGTACTGGCCGAGCGCGTTGTCGGGGCGTTGGGAAATGCCGACGATGCGCAGCTGGTAGGTGGCGCTCGCGCCCTTGGTGGCCGTGTCCATGTAGAACCCCGAGCCGGTCAGGGCGGAGCCCGTGCCGGAGGCGAGGATGGAGTTGGCCTCCAGGTCACCGAGCGCGAGCGTCGAGGCCTGGATTTCGTAGAGCGCGTTGGGGTCGTCGCAGACCAGCGCATAGGCGACGGTAGCGCCGACACGATAGCCGTTGGCGACGATGGACGCCGAGGGCTCGAACCCGACGATGGCGCCGGTGAGCTTGTTGGTCGCGCCGGCGGTCGCCTTGACGATGTTCGGGACGCCATCGGCGTCGGCCGAACCGCCGACGATGACGGGGTCGCCGATGTAGAGGTCGTTGGTTTCCCCCACGAGGAGGGCGTAACGCTTGAGAGCGGCGCTGTAGGGCCGGCCAGAAGCGTCAGCCACAGGGCGCAGGCCCTGCGGAGCATTGACGTTAGCCATGGTGTGAAATCCCTAGGGGCTGTAGGGCCCGCTTGTGATGGAGTTGCCTGCCGGGACGTAGGAAACGGCCTCGGAGCGTGTGTCTTTTTCGTCGGTCTTGGTCGCGGTCACGAGCTGGCGCTCCTGAGCCTTGCGCTTGGCTTCGGCCTTTTCGGCGTCGGCGCGGACGAACTCGACCCGCTTGCGCATCAGCACCGCTTCAAGCGGGTGACCGTTGGTTTTCGTGCCGACAGGGCGGCGGAGAGCGTCGACGCCAGTGACCTCGGTCTTCTCCGACGTGACGACGTCCCAGTCGTCGTAGGTGCTGAGGAAGTGGACGCGGTTATCGGCGTCGTTCACCCAGCGATACTGGTACTCGGTGTCGTTCGCGAACTGCGGCGGGACGGCGAGTTTCATCTCGTACATGCGATCCAGCGAGCCATCGTCACGACGGCGGCGCTCGGCCTGGACCCGTTCGGTCCTCGTGCCACGGGTCATGTCAGTTCTCCTCCCAATACGACGTCGCGTATTCTTCCTTGGTCAGCCGACCGCCCTTGATGAACGCCTTTTCGGCGGCCTGACGGGCTGCGGCTGGAATGTCGGCCCACCCCTTCGCGCGGGGCGCGCCCTGGTTTCCGCGGCTGCCACCTTCGACGGCCGGCGGGTCTTTCTTGGCGGGCTTGTCCTCGAACAGGTCGGGGAAAGCCCGGCGAACGGCGGCTTCGGCCTTGCGAAGCTGCTCCTCGTGCGATGTGCCCTTGTCGCCTTCGCGTTGGCAGACCGCGACAGCGAGCGCCATCGCGTCGTCGTCCACTTCGAACCAAGTGGCGTTACGCTTGGCGAAGTCGGCGACGATGGTTTTCGTATCTTCGGCGGGGGTCTCGACGGCTTTGGCGAGGGCTGTGGCGGCTTCTTCGGCCGCGTCCTCGTCTCCGCTGGCGGCGGCCTCCCGAACGGCCTTACGGGCGTCGGCAATGGCCTTCTTGCGCTGGTCCTCGATGATCCGCTCGGCCGCTTTCGCCGATCGCTTCACCGCATCCCGCATTTCGTCCATCTGCTTGCGCAGACCCTTGGTCTTCTTGCCGTTTTCGATGAGGAAATCGGCGGCGTCGACCCACGGTTGGCCTTCGTTCCCGTACTGGTCCTTGTCGAGCCAGCCCAGGGACTTCGCGACCGTGCGAACGACGTCGGTATCGCCCAGATCGGGCGTTGCCGCATGCGCGGCGTCTTCGGCGAGGTCGATCACCCCGCCATCGGCATCTTCAGCCATGTTGTCTCTCAGGTTTTAGGCCGCTGTCGGCCTGGGCTCCCCTGCATTGGGGGAGAATGGGGTCAGACGCGCCGAACGAGCGCGATGTCCTTGTCTTTCAGCACGCGGTACTCGACGCCATCGGCGCCCGTGACCAGCGTGCCGCCGTACTTGGCGTACAGCACCTGTTCCCCGGGCTGCGGCGGGGCGAAGCTCTCGGGCCATTCGTCCTGGTAGTTGAAGGCGAACGGCGAGACGGAGACCAGCAGGCCCCACACCTTCGCCATGCCCTCGGTTTCCTTGATCGCGTCGGTCAGGATGATGCCGCCCTTGCTGATGCTTTCGGCGGTCTCTGGGGCGATGACGACGTTGTACTCGACCGGCGCGAAGCCGGGGTTGCAGTCTTCAAGCTTGGGGATCGTGCCCACTATTCGGCCTCTTTAGGTTCTTGGTCCAACAGCTCGCAGAGCTTGTCGTACGGGGCTTCCGCCATCGCCACGTAGGCGTCGGCGCGGGTCTTAAGCTCCAACAGGTGCATCGGGTCCGGGCGGCCCGGCTCCCCCGACAGGTCCGGCCCCCATGTCTGGTTGACCCATGCCGTCCGCTGGGCCTCCGCCGCCGTCTGGAGCGCCTGGAACACCCATTGGCTGACCGGGTTCTCCACCCACATCTGCCAGTCCTCCCTCGTGGGCTGTGCCAAGCTGGTAGGCGGCATCCTGTGCTCCTTGGGCGTGCGCTTCGCCGGTCTTGACCTGCGCGTCGGCGGCCTTCTGGCCGGCGCTGGCCTCGGCTTCCTTGGCCTTGGCGAGGTTCAACGTGGTTTCGGACTTGGTCTTGTCGACGTCGGCCAGCATCTGCGGCGGGGGCGGCTGCGGCTCGGACAGCAGTTCTTGCACGTTCTCGATCTCGGCGGCCTCCAGCGTGCGCTTGGCGGCGGCCTGCGGGTTGATCGCGCCGGGGAAGGCGACGGCGGTCTGCTGGATCACCTGCGCCTTGGCGAGCGCCTGGGCGCGGGTGACGACGGTCGGGTCGGACACCGGGACGATGTCGTTGCCCTTGGGCGAGAAGTCCGCGGCGAAGTCGGCCGCCGGATCGTCCAGCAGTTCGGCGTACTCCGCCGCCTGGTCCTCACCGCCCCAACGGCCTTCGCACTCGTAGATGAGCTTGTATTCGGCCTTCAGGGACCGGTAGGTCCGCTTGTAGATGGCCGTGAACGACTGCAGACCCTGCTCGATCAGCGCCATGGTGGTACCCACGGGCGCCGTCGACGGCGCTTCGCCGGTCAGCACGTCCTTGATGGACGAGATGTCCTTCGCCGCGCCAAGCACCAGGTCGAGCATCTGGAACAGGACGGGCGACGCGGTCGGGATGGTGCGCTCCCACACCATGTTGCGCAGGTCCTGGCCCTGGGCGTTGACGGTCTTGAACTCGCCCGGCTGGAAGCGGAGCGTCGACGTCTGACCGGCGCCCTGGAGGCGCAGACCCGACGCGATGAACCCGCCACCCGCGTTGGCCGCGTTGCCGGCGTCGATCAGTTCATTGATCAGCGTGTTGATGATGGCCGTGAGCGGCTTCAGCAGCAGGCCGAAGCCCATGCCGTAGAACCGGCCCTTGGGGTCGGGCAGAAACAGGAAGGCCACGTACGGCATCCACCGGCGGATGTGCGTGACCTTGTTGTCGGTCTTGGACCGGGCGATGTCGTCCAGTGTGAAGGCGGCCTCGATGCGCAGCACCTGCTGGCTCTCGACGTCGACCGTCAGGATGTACGGCTCTTCGATGCCGTCGTCGTCCAGGTCGACCAACCGATGCTGTTCGATGATGCAGCGCGGCCGCTGCTCGTCCTCGTCGGAGGCGTCGTTGAGTGCGTCGCGGACGTCGCGATAGGTCTTGGCGGCGATCCGCGCGTGGATTTCGTACGGGTAGAGCTCGAACTCCTGGGTGACGCGCGGCGCGCGCTCCAGGCTCTGGGTGTCCATCGGCACGCAGAGCTTCAGCGCGCTGACATAGTCGCTGCGCACGCCCTTGTGCGGGTCGAAATAAACTTTCTTGAACGCCATGCCGATGATCGGCAGTTGGTTCAACAGAACGTCCACGTCCCCTTCCCAGTCGTCCATCCCGTAGAACAGGCGGTAGTTCAGCCAGTCCTTGACCCGCTTGGCGCGCGCCTTCTTGGCGGCGCGCAGGCCGACCGCCTGCTGGAACGCCTGCATCTGCGGATCCGGCGGCGAGCCGGGCGGCTGCGGTGGGCTGTTGGGCGGCGTCGGGTCGTCGCCGAGCACCTTGACGCCCACCGCCTCGTCGCCCTTGACGATGGCCGGATAGGCGCGCGCGGCGAACTGCTGCGAGGCGACGGTGAGGATGGGGTACTGGACGTTGGACGCGTTGGCCCACGGGTACAGCTTGGCGTCTGGCGGGTCCTGCGCGGCGAGCGCGAGCGCGGCGGTGACGGCGGTCTTCCACGTCGCGCGGTCGGCGTCGTCACGCTCCCAGTCGCGCACCGCGTGCGCGCCAAGGGTCGTCAGTTCGCCGTCATCCAGCAGCTTGGAGATATCGCCGGACGCGGTGGCGAACTTGCGCAGGCGGCCTGTGATCTTGGGGGCGGACGGCGCGTCGGGCTCGGCGTAGGCGTGGTCGGTCATGCGGTCACGCCTCCCTCAATACCCGGTCAGGGCGTCTTGCCCGCGTCGCTCGTATTCGCCGATGTCGCGGTGCGGCTGGACCTGGGCGCGCGCCATGCCGGACATGACGAGGTAGCGGGTGGCGTCCATGAGGTGATCCCGCTCCTTGACGATCTTGCCCTTCTCGTCGCGACGGTAGAGCCGCGCTTCGGAGAGCCAGTTGGGCAGCGTCTTGAAGACCTTCAGGCGTCCGCCCACCAGGCGGCGGTAAATGGCGTGGATACCGGCCTCGACGGCGTTGTCGGCGAAGCTCAGGTCGAGGTCGAGGTCGCGGTACTCTTCCGCCAGCTTCTTGCCGTCGACCTGACTGGAGCCGGCCGACGCGGGGTCGATGGCGCCCGGTATCCACCAGCCGCGCGCCTTGATGGCGTCGGCGTGGACCTGGGGTGGCGACTCCGCGACGTAGTGCTCCGAATAGAGGTAGATCGTGTCCGCCTGCCGATCCCACGCACCCCAGATCGCCGCGGTGCGATTCCAACCGACGTCCAGGCCGTACGCCTTCGGCCAGTGCGGCGGGATATCGAACGCATCGACCACGTAGGCGCTTTCGGCGACCGGGTAGATGACGCCCGAACCAAGCTGCGGAATGCCCTTGGCGCGCGCCTCACGTTGGTACGGCGGGATGCTCTCCCAGAGCTCGGCCTTCTCGATCTCCGACAGATGGGGCACGTCGTCCCACGTGATGCCGATCGCCCACTTGGTCACGCCGACCGCCCCGCCGTGAGCTCGGGCATGAACGACAGCGCCACGTCGGTCAGGCCGTTGAGCGGCGTGAACGTGGCGATGATCATGCCTTGGGTCGTCATCGTGCGCAGCAGGAGCTCGGTGTAGATGTCCTGCGGCGGTTCTTCGTCACACCAGCCCAGGTCGCGCTCGGTGCCCTGCCAGGCGGCGCGCCCTTGGTCGTAGGACCGGAACTGCAGCGTGCTCCACCCGCCATTGACGTGCTTGACCTTGGCGTAATCGACGTGGTCGGGGATGCCGGGAGATGGGCGGATCGGACCTAGGCTCTCATGGGGAACCATACCCGTGCCTCGCGCCTCCTTCGGCCCGAGCAACTTGTTGACCAGGATGTCGCGTGTCGTCGTGCCGGTGTCGCCGCCGCAGAGGCAGTTGATCGGGCGATCCCATCGACGGCCCACCCACCAGTCGGGATAGAGGCCCGTCAGGTGCAGCGTGACCTCGTAGGCCCCCAGGCCCTCCGTCTTGCCAACGCGGTTGGCGGCCAGCGCGGCGCGTTCCTTGTGGATGGCGCCGGCGGCGAAGAACTCCAGGTGCTTTGGGTACAGCTCGCGTCGCAGCGGGCCAGTGTCGGGGTAGTACGTCCAGAGCTTGCGGCCCGCCTGATAGGCTTCCTCGCCCTGTAGCAGCCGGAAGAGGCGAAGCTCCTCCGCGTCAGTCAGCGGCATCGGTGGCCGCGTCGGCGCGCTTGGCGATCAGCCGCGCGATCTCCGCCCGGCGGCTCTCGGGGTCCATGTCGATGGAGCCGGAATGTTCGAGCTCCAGCTTCTCGCCGTACTTCTTCGGGGCGAGTTTTCCGGCCATCCATTTGCGCGTGTCGACCCGCAGCTTGGCGCGCTGGACGAACTCGGTGTCGCAAATCTCGCGCTCTTCGCCCTCACGGCCAACCATCTTCACGTCGCCGCTGCGGTCGTCGGCGATGGACAGGATATCCTCGAACAGCACCTCAGCCTGCGCTTCGCGGGCGCGGGCGTACTGGTCCGCGAAATCAGGTTGCTCGTTCAGCCACTTGAACACCGCGCTGCGCGCAGGCATCGCATCGTCCAGACAGATCGCGCGCAGGCTCTCGCCATCGGCAATGCGGTCACAGATCGTCGCCGCCATCTCGGCGGTGTAGGTGCTCGGTCGGCCCATCGGATCTACTCCGGTTGGACCTGACGACCGTTCGACTGGTCGTAGGCGTCAAGCGCGACCTGAAGCTCGGCGAGCGCGGTGTCGATCTCGACGACGTTCTGCGCATAGGCGGGCTGACCGACGCGCGCGGCGCGCTTGGCCTGAAGCGCGTCGATGCGCAGGGTGATGGCGTCCCGGACGGCGTCAGACATGTTAGGCGCTCAGCACGCGGTACCAGAGGCCGGCGGGGGCGCTCTTGGTGCAGAAGTACGTCGCGGCCTTACCGGCGGCCTGGGCGACGCCCGTGCCGGTCGCCACGTCGTTGATGGTGTCCGTGCCCCCGCCGAACACCTGCATGGAGTTGGTAGCGTGGCCGTTGACCAGGTGGATCGTCTGGCCGGCCACAGCGAGCGGCAGCTTCACGCTGTCGGCGGCGGTCGCGACGGTTGGGACGCGGTTGTTGCTCGTGGTGAGCTGGGTGGCGCTCGCCTGCCCGCCGCCCGCGAACGCGGTCACGGTGTTGGCCGCGGTGTTCGTGCTGATGCCGGTGTTCGTCACGCCGGACGTGGTGATACCGCCGGCCGCGTTGACGCTGAACGAGGCGTTGAGGTTCTGGAAGCCATCGGCGGTGACGATGCCGTCCAGGGTGTTGTTGTTGAAACTCGTACCGGGCATGGGTCAGTCTCCTGCGCGGAAGCGCTATCGGTTTAGGGGTGGGGATCGCCCACGCGACTGCGGGCCGTGAGCATGACGCTTTTGGGTGAGGGCTGCGTCGGGGGCGATGAAATCAGGACGCGCGAACAGGATACCCTCGCGATGTGTGCGAGGGCGGGGATCGGCGTCAGCGCCTGGCGCTGCTGTTTTTCATCCGCCGGTCGTCCCGAACGCAAAAGCGTCCATTGAGTTCCGAATAGCCTAGGTCGTTGACCGGCGCAATGGGTGGTGGCTGTTTGTCGCACAAACACAGCATCTAGGCCGCGTCGAGCTCGGACAGCGGTCGGATCACCTGATGCTCGCGGCCGAACATCTCGTAGATCAGCTTGGCGCGCGCGTTCGGCTGCATCTCGACCAGCGTCCCCACGATGCCGCCGTATTTGCCGACGCTCACCCGAACGCGCTCGCCGATCTCGAACCGCTGGACGGTCGTCTTGGTTCGGTCGAACTGCCCGGCGCGTTCGGCCGCCTGGATGGCGTGGACCCACGACGCGACCTGTTCGCCGCCGCGCTGGCGATCCACGCCCATGACCTTGTGGATGCCTTCCGCGTCGTGCGCATCGGCGATCCCATTGTCGTCCAGCAATGCGAAGATGTAGCCCGAGAACAACGGAATTTCGATAAGGCGAGCGCCGCGTGGCGTCTTCCGCTCGCGGGTTTCCATCGGGCAGTAGGCGTGCAGGTGAAGCTCGCTCAGCGAGGCGACGGCCTTGGCCTCCTGCCGCGTGGCGGTTCGAACACAGTACCAGCGGCTCATGCGATCCTCGTGTGGTTGCGGTCGTGGCGCTGGGCGAGTTTGTTAGATGGCCCATCCGCACGCCTTCC